TGTCGCATCCTCTTTACAAAGCCGTACATTATTCACTGTACCGTCTGCTGCAAGGATCTGTGCTTCCCCTGTTCCGTGAAGCTGCAAAAAACGGTCTCGCTCCAGTATATCTTCCTCGTCATAAAAGAAGTTTCTCAATGAGCCTTTTGTCTGTTCCATGAAAGTATCGAATGTATATCCTGTACTATGCAACAGCAGATTATCCACAGACAAAATAGACAGGTTTTGGTCATAAGATCCTGTCATTATACCTACCCCGCCATTATTTTCCAGTGTTTTCTGTACGGCCTGTGACATGGCCTGTGTCTGCCCCGTTACAGTCTCACCTAAGGAATATATTTTGTCTTCATAATTTTTCATTTTATAAAAATCCTCTCTCCGTCTTATGCCTTCTTCATCCTGCTTTTAGCTGTATACAGAAAACCTGTCCCTGCTGGTTTTGTTACCCATTTTTGCATACAAAAAGGACACTTGCCAAAATCCGCCAGTGTCCCTACTATATTTTTTTTAAAATCACACATCTATATAGTATAAAAGGTATCGGAATCTCTTCTGTTCAAACATCTTTTCCATATATTATGATGATATGGAAACAGTGGCAACCGGCTGACATGGTCAAGCTTTCTGACTTTAGTCCCTTCCGGCTTTGCGACCCTGCCTTTCAACAGGTTTGCCTTTAAAATAATCTCTTTTTTCAAAAAAACATACCACGTGGTTTTCCTCACGTCAATAATTTTTTTAAATCTACACATATTTTACTTCTATTTTGCGGATATAAAAACGATATTGCCATTTTCCATTTCTTTTCTGTACGATTACTGATCCAGCATTTTTCCCCTTAAATATTTCTCCTAAAATCATAACAATGAAAAAGGAGAGCGAACACAGCGCTCTCCTTCTACACATAACGAAATATAAATTCAGAACTTGCCAGCGTTAGCAGCTTCCTCAACGGAAACAGCGAAACCCAAAAAGTCCTTTAATTTAAAGTATTGTTCAGTCATTTTGTGTATTGTGCGTGTATTGTGCAAAACGGCAATCTATTACATAAAAATTCGTAAATTCGTTGTACAGATGCCGTATTTATCAAGGGTTTCTGTTTCTTCTAATCTCATGTAAAGCTCGCTGATTGTCAGTGTTTCATCTTTCTGCAAAGTCTCCATAAATCCTTTCCCCACGCCCTGCTTCTTTGAAATAGGAATAAATGCTGTCTCTTCCTATTTCTCCATTCGTTTCTTTTACCTGACACCACGGTTGTTCTTCATGTGTTCTTTTGACCAGTTCCCACGCATCATATCCAAGTAATGCATCCAATACCCGATCTATTATGATCCTGTCTTTTTCTGGTATATCATCTGCGCAGAAAGGAATATCATCAAAATCAAACTTTCCATTTTTATATACTATCTTTCTCACAGATTCTTGTTATACCTTAAAACTGGATCATAGTTTGCTATCCTGTCGATATCTACTATTACAATCTGCCCTTTTCTCATTGTAAACCAAATAAGCATTGCACCCTTTATTTTTCGGTCAATCCCTTGTTTGCTCTTTAATGGTATAAGCATATTTTTCCCGACAATTGCGATGTTGCACCCGCGGTTAAAAAATCCCTTTAATATATCGTAAAATAATTTTATCTGCAAACCTTCTTCTTCATTTACGACATATATCCGGTTTAAATTACCAGGCTTCTTCGCATTATAAGAGCATCCCATTGGATAACCCTTTCGTTCTTTTTCCTTCAACCATTTTTCTTTCGTCATGCCTGATCTGGGCGGCATACTTATAGACTTTTCTCTCCAGTCTTTCATTCCGAGTTCTCTATAAAGTTCCGGAGAATCCATGAGAAAAAATTTTACAATATCCTGATCTTCCTTATTTATTTTGCGAATATTATTTTTTATAACATCCGCAAAGAACATATGATCTTCTGGTGTTTCCAGTCTTTGAAAATATTCGTCTATATTCGCATCAGTCAGTTTTTGCACATTCTTGCAGAAAAAAGCTAAATAATTATTGCTAAAAATTAGTTTGCTTTTTACCGGTTTCTGCATAGAAACAATCCACGAGTAATAGTCCATCATGCGATATTTGGTATTAAAATAGATTCTTCTTTCGTTGCGGATTTCCCTTATTATTTTCCCGTCCAGAGAAACAAATATATAAATTCCGGGACGTGGTTTATATGCTCTCAGCGCAATATCTTCCAGATTTTCAGCGCCTATATCTTCAATAGCTTCCAGCATATCATTTCCCCTTTATATCAACTCAATTTTTGTTATTTTTACAAGTGTGTCCAATGGATTCTCTTTCTTCTCCACAATATCAAATTCGTAGTTGATCCATTGATCATTTGTTATTTGGTAAGAATACGAATCAGAGCCTTCAGCGTCCGGAGCCTCGTCATCTCCGCCTGCTCCGTCCCAAACATCGTTCAGCTCTACAATTTCTCCAACTTCAACCTCTGGAAGATAATCAACTTCAAAATCACCGGTTTCTTTTGCAATTTCATATGCTCTCTTTATGATCCCATTCATTTCGGTCTCTCCTTATCTGCTTTCTTGTTTTTACTCAATTTTTGTACCATCTGGGAATTCAAAACCAGAATAGTATTTTGCCCCTATGGCTTTCGCCATATTTTGGAAGTCTTCGTCGGAAAACTTCCCTGTTTTTAAACGTTGGGAAAATGCGGACTGTGATAATCCCATTCGCTTTCCAAGTTCCGTTTTGCTGATTTCAGCCGCGGAGCACGCCATGTTTACTTTTTGCTGGATGGTTAAGATTTTTACCGCCTCCTTATTATTTATTAGCTTTTCCTTATAACTTATTATATAATACTTCTGATTTTTGTCAACCTGTATTTGAAAATTTTTTTGATAAAAAAAACAGAGCTCATAAGAGCCCCGCTTTTCGGTGTTGTTTTCCTGTATGTCTTTGGTCAGAAAATTTACTCTTTCCTCCACTTTTTTGTTTTCCCGTCCCATTTAAAACCGCGACCGCAAAAAAATTGTAAGTCTACTTTCATTTTGTTCTCCCGCTTTTTAAGTATGCTTTGATCTTCTCTTCAAAAATACGTAAAGAGGCATCTGCTTTTATCATTTTATCACACTGTTTTAGTAGAAATACCGGGTGCTTAATCAGCACCCAGTATAATCTACTTTCAATGTTCTAGTTGCACTGTTTCTTGCTTCTGCACCTTTTTATTCGAAGTGCATTCCTAGACAGGTTTTCGTTGTAAACTGGTCTGCATCTCGGAAAATATGAATCAACAGTACTTCTCGCATATCCTGTAGCCGTTGCAATCTCATCCATAGATAACCCTTCCTCGTATAACTTTAGAATTATTCTCTGAGTTTCATTTACAACTATTCCTTCTGTACTTAATGTCTTTGCAACTCTTTGCCAACTATACCCGGTTTTCTTTTTATTTCACACGTTTTTCATTTTTTATAATTCCAGGATTTTATCTGCTGACGCTCCAAGCGCCTTACAGATTTTTGCAAACGTGATCGCGTTCGGTATCTGTTCTCCATTCTCCCACCGACTTATATCTTTCTGATATACATCCAGGTACTCTGCAAGTTCTTTTTGCGTTACACCTGCTGCCTTTCGTGCTTCCCTTATGTTCTCGCCTAAATTCATTCCTTGCCCTCTCTTCTATTCCATACCAGTAATGCAAAGCATATTATATATAATACCACTTTCATACCGTCCAGTACGGATAGCGTTTTAAAATCTCCGTCCACAATATCAAGTATCACTAACGCCACCAGTAAAAAGCTGATTTTTTTATTCATATTTTTTGCAGGGTGTGATATACTGTCTTTAGAAAAGCAATACCCCCCTTAGGGGGCTGCCCTTTGCAGGGCAGCTTATGTATTTACTTTTTCTTCTTGGACTTTTTAGATTTCTTTTGCTTTACCAGCTGGCGGGCTGTTAATGTTAAAACTAAGATTTCTACTAAGTCCTTTATTATTTCCAGTATATCATGTATGGTATCCATTCCCCTTCTCTCCTTTCCAGTGCTTTACACTTATTCGTTCTTATCTCCTTTCCATGATTTAATTATATACCTTTTATGGTATATTGTCAATGGTTTTTATATTTTTCTGCAAAATAATAGAGGGCAGTTTTCACCGCCCCCTGTTCCTATCCCTTTTCCAAATAATTTCCGCTGCAAAATCCGGTTTTATTTGCCTCGTGTACGGATGCCTGTACATACAGCCAACGTGTGCCATCCGTAACTGTATAATATCCATAGCAATGCACTATCGTCCCTTTCGGCAAAACCGCCAAGGATGCCTTGTTTTTTCCTGCTCCAGCTCTCAAGTGCAGCGCTGAAATGGTCTTATATGTTCCAGCCATTGACTTACCGAAAGCTCTTGCAGCTTCCGGTTTTGTGACTTTCTTCGGTTCTTTTGTTGTGGGACTGCCCTTTTCTTGCGCGGCGGCAGAGCCGTCCGACAACACGACTACCGTATGTCCTTTTGTACGGGTCACAAGGATATCCCCGCGTAACAACCGATCAGAACTGTTACAATGTGCACCATCTTCATGTGCCGTAAACATGCCTGTGTTTAACAGCACATTTTTTTCGCTGCCGGTGTTGAAGCTCGGAACCTTGATCCCAGCATACAGGCAACAAAGGCGTACCAGCTCGGAGCAGTCCGTCTCTACGTCTGTCGTGATCTTTGCCGGATCATACCCATGCTGCTGTGCCGCCAGCGTTGCGCCTGTCCGGTGGCTCTGGCAGTAACCGATATGGTTATTATTGCAGGCAGCTGCCATCGCATACGCAATTGCTTCCCGTACCGCAGGTGTTTTTGCCCGCAGGACGATCCATCCTTTTGTATGCATGTACCATTCCTGTATACCAACTTCCCGTCCTGTCTGGTCTCCCGGGCATCCGCCGGTTGTCTTTCCGTTTTCGTTTAATCTGGCGCTTCCAATCAAAACGCTCATAGCTTCTCCATTTCTGCTGATTTATCATTCTCAGCTTGTTTTGACACAGTATTTCTGCCCTCTTCGATTTTCATTTGTTTTACAGCTGCTTCTATCAAAATTTCCAACTGCTCTCCAGAAATCGAAATATTTTTTGCAATCAGCATCTCCCTTAAAAATTCCGTTACGATTTCTTTTCGTTCTTCGCCGGACTTATTCCAGTAAACTTGTTGCGCCATTAAGACTGCTTTTTTCGCCCATTTTTCGATTTCGGCAATCTTCTCAGCACCGATCCTAGCCCGCAGCCACGGAATCGCATACCTCATAACCAATAGCACCGCAATCATCACAATCAGTTTCAACAATTCAAATAAAATATCATTCATCCTGCAACCTCCTGTTCCTTTTCCAGCCGCTTTTCCTGCAGCTTATTCTTCTCTTGTTCTTTTGTTTCGAAGTAGGCTTTGCACAAATACCCCAAAATCACCGCAACGATCTCAGTGATCCAGGCAATAGCCAGTTCCGTACACGGCTCCCGCCCCAGATATGCTAATAGGTACGGAATTTCCGCGTTCAATACACCGACGATCAATAGCGCTTTTACAGCTTTTTTGGTGTATGTACGCCTTTCAGCATGCTTCCGTTTCACAATGTTTTCCTCCGCTCATCGACGGCTCTGTATCAATTCCGCGACCTGCTCCTGCTCATCCATCTGAATCACTCTAAGCGCTCGCATGGTTGGTTCCACTACGGTGTGCATATGCCCGTCTCCACCGTTTATTTCATAATCTGCAAAAATATCCCAAAACGCACTTGCCTCCATCTCCGACCATGCTTGTCTTGGATTTGAATCCTGATTTGTATAATATCGATACGCCTGCAATAGTCTGTCCCGCAGCTCATTGCACTTTTGCCGCTTGCGTTCCGCTTCGATCTCTTCCAGCCGGCGGATAACACTTTTCTGCGACTGCTCGATGTTATCCAAACGATCAGTCAGTTTTTCCTGAATGTTCAAAGACTGTTTTCTCCATTCTGGGTACTTAGACTCCTGGTCTAAAATCTGCTGGATTTTTTCATCTTGCATCCGCTTTACATCATGTTGCTCGACGATTGCTTGCGCGACCTTACGATAAATTTTATATAAAAAAATAAAGGCAGCCACAAGCACGACCACATAGCCAATGCTGTAACTGCCAAATGCTTCAATTAGGGCATCCATTTTTTTCTCCTTTTGATTCTAAATGCCGTAAAATGGCAAAAATTTTATGTTTCTATATTAAGTAGGGATTTGGGCGGTCTGTCTTTTGGTCAGGATGCAGACGGCAGCTGGGGATACAGGATTGGAGGTGCTGATCCAGTAATCCCTTTTAAAAGTTCCAAAGTAGCGATGGGAGGTTTTAAATTTCTAGGCAATAACGGGAATCCGAATGGCGCGACCGTCGATGTTGGTTTTAAGCCAGATTTCATCATGTATGGATTTCTTGGCGGAAGCGATATAACCAAAGCTTTTTACAATGGGAATAGCGGAAACGATCGAACTCTGGTGCTGTGGTGGACTGAATTACAAAAGGAATTCATCTGGGATTCTGGGTCTTCAAACCCGCCAAAGTGCATCAGAAGATCATTTCCTACTGGCCCAAGTACAGGAAATCGGCTCGCGTTACAAGAAGTAACGGATACTGGGTTCAAAGTATACGGCGGATACGGTTCAGGTGC